TGAAACCATCGAAAAAATCCAAAGAAAATTCATGATTGATGGGTACCAAAGAAATACCAATTTGGAACATTCAAATAAAACATTTAACGATGTTGTTTTGGTTGAGAATTGGATTGTAGAAAGTGCCCAAGATAAAATCTATTCATTTGGATATAATCAAAATCAAATTCCAATTGGTTCATGGGTTGGAGGATATTATGTTTTACCAACCAAAGAAGGTGATAAGATTTGGGAAGAATTAATTAAGACAGGAAAAGTTAAAGGATTTAGTGTTGAAGGATTCTTCAATCTTAAATTCTTCAAAGAGCAATTTGATAAAACTGATGATGATATTCTATTGGAAGAAATTATTCATATTCTAAATTCAGTAGAGGATTGAATTATCGTCAATAAACAAGTATAATATTTATCAAATACATAAAATAAAACAAATTAAATTTTATTATGAAAGCTAACGAAGCAATAAACAAAATCAAAGAGATGCTTAACCTTTCTTTCTTGAAAGAAAGTTTCGCAACTACCGCTTTGGATGATGGTACGGAAGTAACCAACAACCTAGACTCTGATTTCATGATAGGCCAAGTTCTTTATGTAGTAGGTGAATCAACTTTAACGCCGGCTCCTGCAGGAAGTCACGTAACTCGTGAAGGTTACAAGATTACTGTAGACGCTGAGTCAGTTATTGTTGCTATTGAAAGTTCAGTATCTGATGCTGAAAAAGAAACCACCGATGAAACTACTGAGGAAAACATGTCTGAAGAAGCAGAAACTATCGTTGAGGAAGCACCCGCAGCTGTTAAAGAAGAGGTCATTACTGAAATCGTAGATGCTTTACTTCCACTTGTTGAAGAAGTAAAAACTCTCGCAGAAGAAATGAAAAAATTAAAGACAAAAATGGAGGCTGAAATGTCTTCAATAAAAAAGGATTTTGATTCATTCAAAAAATCACCTGAGAAATTCTCTGTAGTAGAAAAAAAGACCTACAAAGAAACAATGGATGACTATAAATTGGATATTATCAAATCAATGAGACGTTAATAAAAAATAAACTAACAATTAAAAACATGGAAAAGAATAAAAAATTCAACTTCAACTATGACTTAGCTGCGTTACCAACGTACAACAGCTATGGTTCAGATATGTTGATTAAATCCATTTTGGGATTAACCCTTCCAAAATACGCTACAGTTCGTCCTAACTTAAAAGGTACAACCGAGAAAGTTGGTTTCGTAACCAACGATGTAATCTTACAAGACTTAGATTGCGGATTCTCACCAACAGGTGCTACAACCCAAAACTTGGTAACTGTAGACCTTTGTAATAAAAAAGTAAACCAACAACTTTGTCCTTACGATTTGTATGACACATATTTGTCACAGTCTCTTTCAAACGCTAACTTCCAAGAGTCAGTTCCATTTGAAGAAGTAATCTTGACAGATATCTCTAACAGAATCGCTAACCAAGTTGAAAAACAATTATGGCAAAATACAGTTGCTACAGGTGGTACTTACGGTTCAGCTTGTTTCAACGGTGTTGTTGCATTAATAACCTCTGGCAATGGTGCTACTCAAATCGCTTACACAGGTGCTACTTCATCTAACGGTTTGGATGTATTCTCTACTATCTACCAAAACATTCCAGCTAATGTATTGCACAGAGATGACTTAGTAATTTACTGTTCTTATGCTAACTACAGAGCGTTGGTTGCTTCTATGAGAAACAGTTCTTATGTGAACTTGTTCACTCTTGATGCCGCTGGTGCAGCTTCAGGTGAAGAGTGGTCTTTGGTTCTTCCTGGTACTAACGTAAGAGTTATCCCAACTGTTGGTCTTGATGGTGTAAATGCGTACTACGCAGGTCCTGCATCATACTACATGTTCGGTATGAACTCTGAAATCATGACAGTGAAGTCTATCTACGACCCATTCGAGGACATCGTTAAGATTATGGCTAACGTAACTTACGGTATCGGTGTATTCGACCCAGCTTCATTCTGTATCTGTAAATCGTAATAAAAAAATAAACTTTAAATTAACTAACGAATAAATTATGGCAAGTTGTTATATCGAAAATGGTTATACTCTTGACTGTCGTAACGAGTCTACAGGTGGTATCAAATCTCTGTGGATTTTGGGAGACTCAGGTTCAACCATTAGCTCTGTTACCTACAATGGTGACAATGCTATTACCAGTATTTCTGGTACGGGAACTTTCTATAAGTTTGAGTTAGTACGTCAATCTTCTTCTTTAACTGAAGACGTATTGGTAAACGATACTAACCAATCTATAGTGTTCCAACCAACAGTGGTAGTTAACCTACCGAAACTGAACCAAGCATTGAGAAATCTTTGGTTCGAATTAATCAAACAGAACGCATTGTACATGATTGTTCTTGATAACAACGACCGTTATTGGGCCGTTGGATTCGAGAATGGTGTTTACATCAGTGCGGGACAGATGTTATCAGGTTTAGCGTACAATGACGCTAACGGTGTTAACCTTACCTTCTTAGGTGGTGAGCCTAACCCATCAGCTGAAATCGTTGTAACTACAACTTTGGACGCTGTGTGTCAAGGTATCAACGTTAACGCTGAGTAATGATATCTAAATTGGATACCGAAAAGGGGGCGTAAAAACCCCCTTTTTATTTATCCTATAAAATAAATTACTTATATTTTTAAAAAAGATTATGGGATTCAATTGGGGAGGAAAAAAGTGGCGACCAGCAAATGTACCGAAAGGGCAACCAAAAATTAATCAATCTATTGAGGAATTATTAAAACCGTTATCTGAAAAGAAATGGAAAGGTAATGTTTGGGGTTCTCAAATTATGAACGTTGAAAAGGAGACAACTCCTGATGTAAGTCCATCACCAACTCCTTCAGTTACCCCATCAGTTACACCATCTTCACCAGTACCAAGTGTAACTCCAACACCAACAGTCACTCCAACACCTTCACGAACTGTTTTAACATTAAACCAAGCATATCAAGGAGGAAGAATTGTTTACATTCTTCAATCTGGTGATACGGGTTATGACCCTGATGTTCAACATGGTTTGATTATGACAACCACCGATACTGGTGGTCTTAATACTTTGTGGGGATGTCAAGGAACAAATATTACAGGTACCACAGCATCAATTGGTTCAGGTCAAGCAAATACAACAGCGATTGTCAATCAATGTGCAACAGCTGGTATTGCTGCACGAATTTGTGATGATTTGAGTTCAGGTGGATATTCAGATTGGTATCTTCCAAGCAAAGATGAATGGTATTCAATTAATGCCAATTATTCAGGTGGTCTTTTATCTAGTTTAGGATTTTCTGATGGTGACAGATATTGGACATCAACACAGTACAATTCAAATCAAGCTTGGTATCAAGAGATTTGTTGTTTCATTGCCTCAAATACAGATAACAAAAACAATAACGGATACAAGGTTAGAGCAGTACGTGCATTCTAATGTTAAACGTTAATAAGAAATTAGTATTAGATGGTCAGGAATATGATGGATATGTAATTGAAACAATGGTCATCAATTTTCAAACAGATGTCATCACAATTAACGTATCATATTTCAATAGAACGAAACATACAAAAACGATGAGAGATTATGTGGTAAAAGTTGGAGATGAAATCAATCTAATGGACGCAATCAATCAGATACACGAAATACATAAAAATATAACAATATAATAAAAGATGGCAAGGAATTTTTTCAACAAGAAATTTTCAGATTACTTAGGAGAACAACGAGCGTTGTTGGATATCATAACACAATTTTTTGGTGCAACACCAACTCCAACCGCAACACCGTTTGCATCACCTTCACCAACACCCACAGCAACTCCTACAAGAACACCATCTTTATCACCAACTCCAACCGTAACAGTTTCTCCAACAAGAACTCCATCGGTTACACAAACTCCTTCAGTTACACCTTCACCATCACAAACACCATTTCCTTCACCATCATCTTCAGTAACTCCGTCAGCGACACCATCGGTGACACCAAGTACAACAACAACTCCGAGTGTTACCCCTTCGGCAACACCATCAGCTACACCGTCTTTAACACCAAACGCAAGTCCAAGTCCGACTCCAACAATGAGTCCGACACCATCACCATCAAGTACACCAAACGTTGGAGCATTTGAATTTAGAATTGATACCAATTTACCTGGTAGTAATGTGTTCTCATTCTACTTACCATGTAGTGGTTCAGGATATAGTTTCCAAGTCAATTGGGGTGATGGAAATTTAGAAAATTATAGTGGAACATTAAGTGATGTTTTACACGTTTATTCAACGCCAGGAAGTTATAAGATATCAATCACAGGTACATTCCCAAGAATCTATTTTAACAACACTGGTGACTGTCAAAAAGTAACCTCATTGGATAGATGGGGTAATATTGTATGGGACACATTAGCACATGGATTTGATGGTTGTTCCAATATGGTTTATGCAGCTGGTGACACACCTGATTTATCGGCTTGTACATCTTTGGCATATCTCTTTAGATTCAATAGTAGTAATAGTTTTGATTCGTCTTTACAAACTTGGGATGTTTCAAATATTCAAGATATATCATACATGTTTGCAGGATGTGCAAACTTTACAGAAAATATAGATAACTGGGATACCGCAAATATCACATTGATGGTAGGTACCTTCCAAGGTTGTTTCAATTTCAATAGTGATTTGGGATTATGGTCTACAACCAATGTGACAGATATGTCCTATATGTTTTCTGCAGCACAATCATTCAATGGTAACGTAACGACTTGGGATACAGGTAATGTTGAAAATTTCCAATGGATGTTCTATAAAGCAGCATCTTTTAACCAAGATATTGGAAACTGGAATACATCAGGAATTATATTATCAACAGCCATGGATTATATGTTCTCAGGAGCATTAACATTCAACCAAGATTTAACTCTATGGTGTGTATTACCAATTCTTTCTGAACCAGCAACATTTAGTGATGGTGGTTGTCCTTTGATTGATGGTAATAAACCAATATGGGGAACATGTCCAACATTCCCATCTGTAACCCCAACGGTTACACCAACAATGACTTCAACACCATCGGTGACACCATCACTTACACCGACATCATCAATTACACCAACACCAAGTATTACACCATCAGTAAGTCCATCTGTAACTCCAAGTTTAAGTCCATCAGCTTCACCTTTGGTTAGTCCGTCTGTGACTCCAACATCAAGTGTAACCCCGTCAGTAACTCCGAGTTTAACACCTTCTTTAACACCGACACCATCAGTTACACCTTCACCATCACCATCAGTATTTGCAGGATTCCAATTTGTTGTTGATACAACACAATCAGGTAGTGCATCAAATACATTTGTTTTACCAACTGAAGGTAGTGGATATAACGCAACTGTAGATTGGGGTGATACAAATACAGAAAATATTTCAGGAACACCTGGTAATGTAACACACGTGTACGCATCATCAGGTACCTATACAATTAAAATTAGTGGATTATTCCCAAGAATCTATTTTAATAATAGTGGAGATAAATCCAAAATTATGGAGATTGAACAATGGGGTAATATTGTTTGGTCATCAATGGAAAGTTCATTCTATGGATGTAACAATTTAGATGTAACCGCAACAGATTATCCAAACCTATCAGGTGTAACAAGTATGTTCAGCATGTTCAGAGAATGTACATCATTGATTTACAATAGTTCAATTTCAGGTTGGGACACATCAAATGTTACGGATATGAGGTCAATGTTCCGTGATATGAACTTTAACCAAGAACTTGGAACGTGGGATATGTCAAGTGTGAATAACATAGAATTTATGTTCCATGGTAATACCACATTTAACAATGGTGGTTCTCCAAGTATAGCGAATTGGGATACATCAAATATTACTGGTGGAGGTATGGCTTACTTGTTCAAAGGAGCAAGTGCATTCAACCAACCATTAAGTGGATGGACAATCAATACAAATAGTTTAGATTCTGTATTCTATCAAGCAACTTCATTTAACCAAGATTTGGGTAATTGGAATGTTAGTGGAGTAAGTGTGTTTAACGTAATGTTTACTCAATCAGGATTTAACAACGGTGGTTCAAGTAGTATTAATTTCTGGGATATGAGTAATGCAACAAGTCTATTGTACATGTTTGCATACTGTCCTTTCAATCAACCTTTGAATTTGTGGTCGACATCTAATGTTACCAATATGAAGAGTATGTTTGAATTTAATACCGCATTCAACAGAAATATTCAAAGTTGGGATGTATCCAATGTAGATAATTTTGAACAAATGTTCTTTGGTGCTAGTGCTTTCAACCAAAACTTGAGTATTTGGAATACTGAAAGTGCAACTAACATGAGATTATTATTCCGTGATACACCAGTAAACTTTGATGTAAGTTCATGGAATGTTACGGGTGTGACAACTTTTGAAGCGATGTTCATGGGAGCATCTAACTTCAATAGAAGTTTAAATTCATGGAATGTAAATAACTGTACATATTTTGCTCAAATGTTGTTTAATACACCAGCCTATAATCAACCGATTACAGGATGGACATTGAATAATACTTTGTCAGGTATGAATAGTATGTTGGAAGGTAGTAGTGGTTTATCAACAGAGAATTATTCAAGAACATTAATTGCATTTGCAAATGATGTTTATAATGACGGTGGATTACCAAATGCTGTAACTTTCGGAGCAGCTTCTCAATATGATTGTATTAATTATGTAGTGGGTCAACAATATACCAACGCAGTTGCCGCAAGAGCTTATCTTGTTGGATTGGGTTGGACAATATC